AACCTCGAGAAGCGCCGCATCACCGGCATGAGCTTCGGCTTCTACGTCGTGCGCGACACCTGGACCTCCGAGGAGGTCGAGATCGAGGTCAACGGCAAGACGCAGACCGTCGCCGTCGACGTGCGCACGATCGACGAGGTGCGCCTGCTCGAGGTGTCCGCGGTGACGTTCCCCGCCTACGAAGACACCGACGCCGGCCTGCGCGCCGACGTCGCCGCCGAGATCCGCACGGCCCGCGGCCTGCCACCGCGCGACCCCAACGCTTCCCCGGCGCTCGCTGGGGACCGTCCCGCGCCGTCCGACGAGGACACCCGGGACACCACCGACCCCGCGCCGGCACCTGCCACCCGGGGTTTCGACTGGCGGCTCGCGGACGACCGCGCCGTCGCGCTCAAGGCGCGCTTCCGGCTCTGACCGCAGGCGCCGAAACCCCACACCCCAGGCCCGCCGAGGCGGGCCTTCGTCATGCCGGGAGGCAACCATGACCAGCGCACGCATGCGCAACCTGCTCGAGTCCCGGGCCCAGGCCTGGTCGCAGGTGCAGGACATCCAGGCCCGTCGCGAGCGTGACGGCTACGAGTCGACGCAGGAGGACGGCGAGACCTACACCCGCGCCCTCAACGACGTCGACCGGCTCAGCAACGAGATCGAGCAGGAGGAGCGCGCCCAGCGCCTCGACTCGGTCATGAACGCCCCGGCCCCCGGCCAGGGCGACACCAACCCCCGCCCCGAGGACCGGTCGGGCAACGCCGAGAAGTACGAGCGCGCGTTCTCCCACTACCTGCGCCGCGGCATGGCCGGCATGACCCCCGACCAGCTCACCCTCATGGAGCGCAGCCTGGTCGAGGACCCCGAGCTGCGCGCCGGCGCCGCTGGCGTCGACGCGGCCGGCGGCTACACCGTCCCGGACGGCTTCGTGGCGAAGATGACCGAGTCGCTCAAGGCCTACGGCGGCATCCTCGGTCTCGCCGAGGTCCTCAACACCTCGAGCGGCAACGACCTGCGGTGGCCGTCCAACGACGACTCCGCGAACGTCGGCGCGATCGTCGGGGAGAACACCCAGGTCACCGAGCAGGACTTCACGTTCGGCAACGTGGCCCTCGGCGCGTACATGTACACGTCGAAGGTCGTCCGGCTCTCCTTCCAGCTCCTGCAGGACTCCGCGTTCGACCTCAACGCGTTCGTCGCCCGCAAGTTCGGTGAGCGCATCGGCCGCGCCGCGTCGGCGCACTTCGCGTCCGGCACGGGCACCGGCCAGCCCAAGGGCCTGAACACGGCCACGAACGTCCTGGTGACGGGTGCCGCGACCACGGCGATCACCTACGACAACCTCGTCGACCTCGAGCACAAGATCGACCCGGCCTACCGCGGCCGCGCTCAGTACGTCGTGCACGACGACGTCGTGCGGGCGGTCCGCAAGCTCAAGGACGGCCAGAACCGTCCGCTCTGGGTGCCGGCGATGGCCGGCGGCGTGCCGTCGACCATCAACGGGCAGCCCTACACGGTCGACAACTCGCTCCCGGCGCTCGCGGCGGGCAGCAAGTCGGCGATCTACGGCGACATCGCCACCGCCTACGTCGTCCGCGTCGTCAGGGGCGGCCAGACGCTGCGCCTCACCGAGCGGTACGCCGACTACCTGCAGGTCGGGTTCCTCGGCTTCCAGCGCATCGACGGCACCATCCAGGACAACGCCGCGGTCGCGGTCCTGCACCAGGCCGCCGGCGCCTGATCGACCCACCACACGAGAGGGCGGCGGCCCGTGGCCGCCGCCCTCCCGCATTTGCCACCACCCGCACGAACGAGGAGGTCGTCATGACCGGCAAGACCACGAACGCAGCCCCCGGCAAGGCCATCGAGACCCCCGAGGCGCGACGCGACCAGGTCGCGGCCGTCTCCTACCGCGCCGACGGCACCCCGGACCAGACCAAGGACTTCGACGTCATCATCGACGAGAAGCCCGAGTCCGAGAAGGACTGACCGGTGCCGCTGCCCGAGGACGAGGCGAAGTGGTTCGTCACGCCGACCGAGCTCGCGGACTGGATGAAGGCGTCGCAGCTGGCCGAGGACAAGCACCTCATCGAAGCCCTCGGGTCTGCGCTCGAGTGGACCACCGACCAGGTCGGCCCGCTCGAGCACGCCGCGTGCACCTACAGCGTGTGGCCCTCGGGGCGCTCGCTGGTGCTGCCGGACACGCACCTGGAGAGCGTGACGTCGGTGACCGACCCCCGCGGGACGGTCATCGACGTCCCGCCCGAGCGCGTGAATCTACTCGCCGGCGTGATCGAGGTGTCGGCGAACGCCCCGCTCCGGCGCGGTACCTGGACGGTCGTGGCCACGACGCGCGAGCACGGCCACAACGTCCGCCTCGCGGTCAAGATCATCGCCTCGCACCTGTACGAGCCGCGCCGTGGCCGTGCCGCGACGCAGGTGACGGCGGCCGCGATGGGCCAGGCCACACCGGTGGGTGACGGGACCCCGTCGCCCGGCTTCGCGATCCCTCGGCGCGCGACCGAGCTGCTCCGCCCCGTGCAGCGACCGAGGGGGTTCTGACGTGTCCGCGCTGACCCGCATCGACGCCGTCGTGGATGCGCTCGTCGAGCTGTGCCGCACCGCTACCGGCCTGCAGGTCGTCGACGGGCCGTTCGTCGGCGAGCTCGACGACAACGTCCTGATCCTGGGGGTGCCCGACGGCAGCACGCCGGGCTACACCACGACCCCCACCCGCCAACAGGGCATGGGCCGAGCACACCTGCGCGAGGCGTGGGAGGTGCGCTGCCTGCTGTCACTGTCCGGCGGCGACGACGTCCACGCCCTGCGCGCACAGGCCGCCGCGCACATTGGGGCGCTCGACGACGCGCTGCGCGACGTGTCGGCCGCCAGCCTTGCGTGGGACCGCGCCGGCGTCGCCGGGTCGAACATGTCGTGGGTCCCGGTGCAGGGCCCCACCGGAGCCGTGATGGCGGTGCTGTTCTCGTTCGAGGGCGAGTCGCTGCTGTGAGTGGTGACGGTCTCGACCTCGCCGAGGTCCAAGGGCTCGCGGCGCGACTCGCCCGGATCCCCAACGACTTCCGGCGTGAGACGCGCAAGGCGCTGCAGCCGGTGGGCCAGCGGATCCTGCGCGACGCCCAGGCCAACGCTTCCTGGTCGTCTCGGATCCCTGCGGCGATCGCGCTGCGGGTGACGCTCGCCGGACGTCGGCCGGGCATCGCCCTGCGTGTCTCCGTAGGCCAGGCGCCCCACGCCCGTGTCTTCGAGGGCCTGCTCGGCGACACGTTCCGCCACCCCCTGTTCGGTGACGAGCCCTGGTACGCCCAGGCAGCCCGCCCCTACGCCCTCCCCGCCGTGGTGGCCGGCGGCGAGCAGATCGCCGAGGAGATCGGCCGCGTCGTCGACGCGATCCACGCCAAGGCCGGACTGACCTGAGGAGGTCCACATGCGCGACCAGGTGACCATCTACCACCCGACCACCGGCGGCAGCGCCCGCGTTCACCCCAGATCCGTCGAGACCTGGGAGCGGGCCGGCTGGACGACCGAGAAGCCGGCCGTCGAGCGCGCCGCGGAGCCGGCCGAGCCGCCCACGGAGCTCACCCCGCACGGCCGCCCAGCGCCACGGGCGCCCAAGACCCCGGCAGAGCCGGACACCCAGGGCGACGGCGACGCCGCGTCCCACACCGAGTGAGAGGAAATACCCATGCAGGCTCTGCCCCGCTCGGAGCGGTTCTTCGCTCCGGAGATCAGCAAGGTGCTGTTCGCGGCCGACCTCGCCGACCCCGAGGCGTACACGCGCGTCGAGGCCGAAGCGTCGATCGACCTGACCAACGAGATCGCGGACCTGTCGGGCTTCGCGGTCACCTCCGGGATGATCGACACCCCCGACATGGGCTCGCGGTTCACCAGCCAGATCGGCGGACGGACCTCGGCCGAGGCCTCGTCGATCACGTTCTACGCCGACAAGGCCGGCAACGACGTGCGCACGGTGCTCTCGCGCGGCACGACCGGCTTCCTGATCTTCATGGACGGCGGCGACGTCCCGGGGCAGCCCTCGGACATCTACGCGGTCCAGGTCTCGTCCGTCGGCAAGGTCCGCTCGGTCGGTGACCAGGCGTTCCAGGTCACGATCTCGTTCGCCATCACCAGCGAGCCGGCCGAAGACGTCGACATCCCCGCGGCGGCCTGATCCATGTCGATCAAGGAACGGCTTGCGGCCAAGGTCCGCCGCACCGTCACCGTGCCGGTCCAGGTCTCCGACCCTGGGCCGGTGCGGGACGACGTCGCCAAGCACGAGAACCGGCTCACGGTGCTGCAGTTCGTCAACGACCCGACGCCCGAGGTCGAGCGGCAGATCAAGGCCGCCAAGGCCGACCTGGAGAAGGCTCGCACCGCGTTCCTCGAGCACTTCGTCGAGGTCGAGTTCGCCGCGGGCGACCCGGCCGACGTCGAGCGGATCCTGTCGACGCACACCGACGACAAGGGCGAGTGGTCCATCACTGCGGCGCCTGAGCTCGCGGCGATGTGCGCCACCGACCCGGACCTGCGCGACCCCGAGTGGTGGTCCGAGCAGCTCGAAGGCGGCGCCTGGTCGACCGGTGAGCGTGCCGCGCTGTGGAACGCGCTCATCACCCTGAACGTCGCGACCCCTCCGGAGCACCTCCCAAAAGGCTGACCCGTGACGGCCTGTTCGCGGCGCGCATGGCGTACTGCGGGCCCCGCGGCATCCCCCTGAGCGAGTTCCTCGGCTGGGAGCAGGGCGACCAGGACGCAGCGCTCACGTGGCAGGGCTACGAGTCCCGCCGGTGCCCCGGGTGCGGCTCCCACCCGGACGAGCCGCAGCGGCACTACCACGTCGACGTCTGCGCGACGTGCGTGCAGCTGGAGAAGGTCCGCGACTCCGAGGACGCCAAGACCAAGGGCGCGCACATCACATCCCAGCCAGGCACCAAAGGCACGTGCCTGCGGTGCAGGGCAGAGCTGGAAGCGAATCTCGTCAGGGGGTGACCGGTGAGCTCTCCTCGCGACGTCAACGTCCGCGCCAGCCTCGACCCGTCGAAGTACGAGGCGGGAGCCGAGCGGGTCACCTGGGCCACCAAGCAGATGCTCCGCCAGCAGGAGGCGGCCGACCGCAAGTGGCGCTCGATGCAGGGGGCGCACCAGGCGGCGCTCAACGACGAGGCGCGCCGGCAGGCCGCAGCCGCCAAGGCGGTCCAGGACGCCGAGAGCCGCAAGGCGATCGCCATGGACCGCACCGGCAAGGCGGCGCTCGCGGGTGGCGCGATGATCCTCACCGGGCTGGGCCTGGCGTCCAAGGCTGCGGTCGAGTGGGAGTCGGCGTGGACCGGCGTGACCAAGACGGTCGACGCCGACGCCGAAGGGC